AATCGGTAACCAAAAAATCCCTGTAACAATTAACCCCACAAAATTGTTACGAGAAAAACGTAATGTTCGATTGAGGAACATCAAACTCATCAACCCAATAAGTGATAATGCGATCACCGTATAGGAGATAAAAAAGAAAAGAAGCAGATTCATAGTCAAGATTGTTTTCTTCTTCGTCCACGTTTTTTAGGTTGAATAGGTTGTTCTTCCTCTAATTGTAGCACTTCCTCTCTTTTCAATTGCTTGTTGAGTTCCGCAATGGTTTGATTAACACACGTCACGCAGCTTGTTACCTTTTCACTGCGCCCTGTCATCAACGATTTTAACCGAGCAAGTGTTATGCGCTCATCATTGTTTAATGCACCGTTCTTCCGAGCGTTGAATAAAAGCGTTTGAGCGTCTTGAATTAATGAACCATCGACAACCTTCTCCCACTTACCGGCAGGACAATCGGATAATGTCATCTTTGTTTTTACATCTAAAAAACAACCGCATGGTTTGAACTTCACTCCATCGAGCGTCATCGTTTCACCGAGTGGATTCAGTTTGTTGAGTGGTGTTCCACACGTTCGCGTTGTCGCGTTGTATGCTGGGCATTCAATACAGATAGCCATTCGTTTGTTGGCCATTTCAATAATCGTATTCATAGTCGTATAATTGATTTTCTTAATTCGTCTTTGGCAGCTTTCACGGTTTGATAAAGATAGCTTTTTGGTATTCCCGTTTCTCTCGACAATTCATCATAACTGAAATCATTGAGCGCATATAAGTAAAACACTTCGCGTTCAAAGAATGGTAACCTACTAATGTAAATATCGAGTTGCTCATTGGTTAACCTGTCTGCCATCCACACCGATTCAACCGCCATGTTTTGGAGATGTTCATCGGTAATGTCCGCGTAAAGGTCTGAATGTTTACGGTAAAGGTTGTGATATGAGGAACGGTTGGAATAATAAGCGATTCGAATGGCATGAGCAACGTATGCTTCAATATCTTTTATGTGATCTAAATTGTTTTCGAGAATGCGGCCAATGGTATCGTGCAAAAGGTCATCCGCTTCAAAGCTGTTAGCGGTTAATGATAACGCTATCTTGCGCCAATGGTTATATCGCTCCTTTGAAATAGTCATCAATTACTTTAATGGTTGCGTCATATCCTTTACTATATGTAGCGAAATATCCTCTTTTATTCAATTCCTTGATCCATTCCTTTTGCTCCTTACTGACAACACCTTTGATATCTTTGATCTCGATTAATAACCCATGATAATTCCCCATTGGCTCAAAGATTTGCAAGTCGGGAACTCCTTTCACATATCCAGTTGCCTTCATTTTAATAGCCTGTTTCATGGAAGTCCTTACCCCACCTGCGGAAGCGCAGTATAATGCACCGGGATAAGTGTATTTGAGATAGTCAATAACCGCCTTTTGTACTCCAGCTTCACCGCTAAATGGCTTTTTATATGTTTTTTTATATGATTTTTTTACGTTGGAAATCAATGAGTTATTGTCTAATAAAAATATTTTAACATTTCTCTTCATTTTTTTCTTGTTTTATCAAAAAAAGTTTACATATATTTGCAAACAAATCAAAGATAAACAAAAAACAAAAACAAAATGAAAACAACTGAAATCAGAAGAACAATTGCATTCATGTTGATAAATGATGAAGCAATGGAACTTTCTCTCAAATTACAAAAAACCATATATGTCATTTACAGAAACAATGGTTTGATAAATTCTTTGTCAAAAGAAAATGGAGTCATACTATCATATTGGACAATGGGTAATGAAACAATAATGAATTAATAAATAATAAAGGGGGGTGCGCATCCACAACGCACAAACAAACAAAGAAAAACAAAACAAAATGGAAACTATGTATCAGGTACACATCAAAGAGGGCATCAATGCCGAAGTTCGCAACTGCGAATCACTATCAATGGCTAACAGCTATGTAATTGAGAAAGCATCAGACATGGGATTGCACTATGGTTACGATGCCGATGGATGGGCATTTGCTCATGACGAGCAAAACAGTCCTTGTTCAACAGAAATATTTATTTTTCAAATCATTTAAGATCATGGAACAGGAAAAAAAAGTTTGGAAGCTGGAACTGACCAGCATGGAGTTGTCAATATTACAAGTTGCATTCGACAAATTTCAGCAAAATTACACAGGTGAAGTGTTTCAAAATCGGCTTATCAATACTTTCGAGGAACTTTATTCATATAAGTTGATCAGTGAAATAAAAAATGAATCAATATGAATATGACTTACCCTAGAAAGTACATCTGTGTACAGTCAGCAAGCTATCCAACCGAGAAGCTTGACTACAATCAGATTGCTCAGCACATCGCTGCAGGCACGAACAGAACTCCACTACAAAGGATGGAGGAACTACTAACAGAAAAAACCTATCAGAAGTAATGCCCTGGATAAAAGATGAGGATGGTAGAAGCATCCTAGTAGCTGAGGACTCAGCAGAAAACAAAGCAGATAAAGAGAGACAACAATGGGAGCATGAAAGCTTCATGAGAGCTCAAGAAAAATCAAAACAATTTCACATAAATAAAAACAAAATGAAAAACGCGAAAATCACATCGTGTGTGTACTCCCGGGAGTGGGAAGGACCATCAGGAAAAATCTACTATCACAACATAACCCTAGACAATGGGGATGAGGGATCAGTAGGTACCAAAGAAAAGATGCCATCTAAAATCTGTACCGGTGCAGATGTATGGTATGACATTGAGGCAAAAGGCCAATTCAAGGGCAAGACTCAGTACACCATCAAACTACAAAAAGCACCCGAACAACAGTATCAACCATCAAAATCAAATGCCATGAGCACAACATCAAATTCAAGTCAGCAAGAAAGTATAGCAAGATCAGTAGCTTTGAAAGCTGCAATAGATGCTGTGGGAGCTGGAGAGCAACCGGCAACCTATGTCAATGTAGCTCTCTACTTTGAGCACTATCTCCTAACCGGTAAGCAAGCTAACCAGGATGCAGTTGACAATGCGCTGAATGATAGGAAGTCTGATGTGTCATCTGATGATCTACCTTTCTGAATCCCTGACGAATGGATAGCAAAACTCAAACTAAGAAAGGAATGAAAATTAGTAGCAAAACAAGAGTAAAGGTGGCAGGTCTAATCAATGACCTGCACCTACTGCAATCTCTGCCAGGATGCACTACAGAACTAGCTAAGAACTATAGGCTAGGCAGTCAGTTCATGAAGTACCTCAAAGAGCTAGATGTCATCAGCACAAGAGATAACACAGTCCTATATGTTAACCCTAAAAATCACAGTACTGAGTACATCTTAGACTATGTGATGACTAGGTATCAATGCGAGTATGGAAAGGAAATCAAGGCAGATACTCCATCAGATCTAGTGACTTGCGAGGTAGAACTACCAGCTCACATGAAAGGAATAGCTCAGGAAGCCATGTATAAGAATGAGATTAGAAATCTTCAATCTGATTTGAACAGATATGAGGCATGCATTCATACTCTGCAGAATGAACTCCAAAGAAAATATGAGCTCATCAATGAGTTGACAAAGAAAAAATCTATATTTGCAAAAATCAAAAACTTATTATCATGAATCAGATAGACAAGATGTACCTAAGTAGGGCAGACGAAAGCAATGTAATCAATAGACCATTTGTAGCGAAAATGAGACAGCACTTTGTCTCTACCTATGAGATGGCAAAGGTCCTAAACATTAGCTGGCCAACAGCTAGGAGGTGGGAGAAATATCCAGGCATGATGACAATAGGTGATATATTCACACTAGCGGAACATTGCAAGATGTCAGTGAGAGACATGGCTCAGTTCATTTATGACTGCCAGTACAAATCAGTATTACCTACTCAAGAGTCAGACCTATGAATGCATTTGAAATCATGACTGCAATCAAAGCAGCATCTGAGCAATATGCCGGAATGGATGAGAGTGGTCAGTGTGATGGCACTAGACTGATGGCCTTTGAGGCTGGTTGTATGTTCATGCTAAAAATCCTAAACACACCAGGCACATGAGAACATTCATATCACTAAAAGAAAAGTACAATGACATCATGCAGCATGTCATTGCAGAAAAGAGAAACTATGTGCATGAAAAGCTCATTAATCTCTTTGAGACGATGATACAACAGCAAGTTGATGAGTTCAAGATACAGCTGGAGAATGATGAGGATGGAAACAAGAGGCGGTTTGAGGATGCTTTGTTAGCAGTCAGAGAGATAATCTGTAAGTACTATAATATCCCGGTGAGTGGAGTGCTTGCTAGAAATAGGGTGGCTGAGATTAATAATGTCAGACAGCTATGCATGTGGTCATCTAAGTATCTGACTGAGTACTTTTCACTCAATCACATTGGGAGCTATTACAACAGAGATCATGCAACAGTACTCAATGCCATTAGAAAACTTGAGAATCTATATGCAGTTGATGTAGCTTTCAGAAGTGAACTTGAACGACTTTTACTACATTTACAAAACGAGGGAATAGATGTGGAGGAGCATTTTAAGATGTTGTCAAAAATCAAAGTACTCAAATGAAAAAGGAATCAGTAATGAAGCTGAGAGGTATGCACTCACATCATGTGGGTGCCTACTTTAAGCTCTACCATCTTTGCAAAGAAAATGCTGTCTATCAAATCTACTCAGACAATATAGCCATGCATATTGCCTCCATCTTTATCTCACCTGGAGTGTCCATGAGAGATGCAAAGGTGCAGCAGGAAGCTCTTGCTTTAGATGTGGCATTCACTGCTCTTGAAAAAGCTAGCTTAATCAATTATCAGATAGACTCAGTAGTAATTCATGAGCTTTATGTCAATCCCATTACTAGAAATGAAACCTTAAAGGGAGCCCTAGATGGTGCGTGGGATGATTGGGTAGAGTACAAGAAAGACAACAAGCCCTATAAGACAGCTAAGACTGAGATGATAGCCTACAATCAGTTGATGAAGGCAGTAAAGAATAGCACTGATAAGGCTAAGCACTGCATTGAATCGGCCATCAGTTCACAGTGGCAGGGTCTGCATCCTGATATATCTTTGCGGAGGTTGAAGGAAGCGCAAGAGAACTTGAACTACATGCAACCAGCACTCAAAAAAATCAATGAAATCAAAGCTAATCAAAATGACAAAATCGGTAGAATCAACAGAGAGGATCTACAGCAGTGGATTGACTCAGATGGAACAGACAATGCTAAAAGCTAGGACTGCTCCTTTTCTCAAAAATCTCACAGTTCATGAATTTAAGATGAGCATGGTCAAGCCTATCACTATCAGTGGAATTAAGCAGCTGCCATCTCAAGAAGAGTTCACTGTACTTTCTCAGCTCATAGTTGATGAGTACGGTACAATGACAATGGCAGAGCTGCAGTTAGCTTTTGACATCAATGCGCTGGGTACTGAGTGGACCAGGATAGATCACTACAATATGTTCTCAGTTCAGTATGTCAGTGATGTACTCAAGGCATTCATTGAATTTAGCAGAAAGGTGCAACAAGAGCTCAAAAAGAAAGAGGTAAAGAAAGAGTTGCCAATGTCAGAGAGAGTGAATATACAAGCACTGCATGATATGCTAATAGCTGACAAGCAAGATGAACATTTTGAAAGGAAGTTAAGGTACACTGCACCCCTTATCATGGGATCACTAATTAAGAGAGGTTACTTTAAGGATGAGTACATATCTGATGAATGGCTCAATGAAGTTAGGTACCAGGTGAAAGGCAATCTGTATAAGATAGTGGGAGAGTGGGATAGGTCAAAGTACAATAGAGCTGAGTGGAAACAGATACTAGACAATGAGCAGCTTAATCAAGTCAAGTGTGAGGTGTATAAGCACATCATCAATACAGATGAGCTATTTGGTAAAATCATCAATAATGTATTGACCGATCTATAATGTATGATGACGATCTATGAACAGATAATAGCTGACCTCACAGAGAGAGAGGCAATGGGTAAGAGGAAGTATGGCACATCAGTAGATGATGCCATGCTAACTCAAAAGGAATGGATGCAGCATGCCTATGAGGAAGCTCTTGACTTTGCTGTATATCTAAAAAAATTAATGAATCAAAAGAAAATATGAATGTCACTGATAAAATAAAAATAACCAACGAAGATAACATGGCATTGATGGCTCGTTATCCTGATGGCTATTTTGATCTTGCAATAGTTGATCCACCTTATGGATTAGGATTTAAAACAGTGAGCATTCCATCAGATAAAAATACTAATTCACAACAAAAATTTTATAATGATTTAAAAGAAAAAAAATGGGATAATGCAATACCTAATAAAAAGTATTTTAATGAACTTAAAAGAGTATCAAAAAATCAAATTGTTTGGGGTGGTAATTACATGGCTCAACATTTAGGAAATACAAAATGTATTTTAATTTGGGATAAAATGACATATATACCGACTATGAGTCAATTTGAATTTGCTTTTTGTAGTTTTAATAAACATCCAAAAATGATAAAAATAAATTCAAATGATATTGATAGGATGCACCCAACACAAAAACCAGTGGCACTTTACAAGTGGATTCTTGAAAAGTACGCAAAGCAAGGAGATAAGATATTAGATACTCATTTGGGTAGTGGCTCAATCGCGATAGCGTGCCATGATTACGGCTTTGAGTTGACTGCATGTGAATTGGATAAGGAGTATTACGATAACGCGATAAAAAGAATAAAAAATCATACAGCTCAATTAAGTATATTTGAAATATGAAAACACCGGCACAAAACTTTAAGGATGAGATAGAAAATCTCATACAAGCAAAGCTGAATAGATCACTAAACACCTACAACAGTGGATATGTTCAAGCTCTCCAAGACATTGAGGAACTTATTGACAAGCTCATCCTGGATGAGAGAGACCACTTTGATCTATGCTGTGAAATGGGACAGTTGTACAGAGAATTTGATGCACAAGAGTTGATGAATAAAAGGTACAACAAATGAAGCTCCTAGCAACACCAAAAGCACAAGCTAAATTCATGCTCAAGCATGCACTAGCTGTAGTCAAAGAAATGGAGCTGAATGGACTTACTCGCGATAGAGTTAAGGAATCAGTGGCATTAGCTATTGACAGAATCATAGCAGCTCCAGTTGATGACAAAGTTGGAGAGCAGCAAGCTGTCAAGTATTGGACTAGGGTAAAGAAATATCTGAAAGAACTATAAATTGACAGCAAACTCAATTTAGTGTCAATAATTGGAAATACAAAAATGGAATTATTAATTAAAGCTTGTCCAGACCCTGGGTGTGAAGCTGTGTATCATAATTGCCCGAAAAAGCACACTAAATGCAATGATTGTGGTGGAAGTATTATGCAGATCAATGAAGATACTTTTTGGAAGAAATTTTCAAAAAACTGGTTTCAGTACGATTTTTTAACTGGTGAGTATTATCGCCCACAAAAAGAAGTGAAGCAGTTGTCATTAGATCTCGCATAACATAAAATAGACGCAACTATTATAAACAAACTCTTTTGATAATCAAAAAACAAAAAATATGAGCAACAAAAAACGGACAGCAGTTGAATTGATATTACATAAATTAAATTTACTATCAGATAATGATTTCAAATCATGGATGCTTAATCATTATGATGAATTGATACAAATGGAACAAGAGCAAATGGGAGCAGCATTCATAAGCGGTGGATTGAATTGGGAAACCCCTTTGACATTTTCTGAATACTACAAAGCAATTTATGGAGGTAAAGAATGAAAGCGATCATTGAGTTCAACCTGGATGAGCCGGATGATATTGAAGCTCACAAGAGATTTACTAATCTCAATGCTGTCTATATTGCGCTGTGGGAGTTTGACCAAGAGATGCGGAGACAGATCAAGTACAACAGTGAAAACTATGACCCTGAGCAATTAGATGCGCTAGACAAACTGCGTGGAAAGTTCCATGATATACTGCATGACAATCAAATAAAAATAGATTGAGGTGGAACTACTAGACAAGCAAAAGGAGGCACTGATCTATCTGAGGAATAACCATCCAGCTAACATGATTTTGTATGGTGGAGCTGCAGGTGGAGGCAAGACCAGGCTAGGCTGTATATGGCAGATACAAAGGAGGCTCAAATATCCTGGCACCAAGTCACTGATTGGTAGGTCCAAACTAGACACACTCAAAAAAACCACAATAGCGTCATTCTTTGAGACCACTAGACTGATGGGATTACAGCCTCATAACCACTATAACTACAATCAGCAGAGCAATACTATCACCTTCTACAATGACAGTCAAATAGTGCTGGCAGATTTAGCCTATAAGCCATCAGATCCACACTACCAAGACTTAGGTGGACTAGAGCTGACTGATGCTTTTATAGATGAGGCAGCGGAAGTACATGAAAGAGCTATCACTACTGTGCTATCGCGTATAAGATACAAGCTGAAGGAATATGACCTTGTGCCAAAATTGCTCATGACATGCAATCCATCTAAGGGCTATCTGTACAATGAGTTCTACCATCCCCACAGAGAGGGCAGATTGAGTCCTGACAAGGCATTTATTCAAAGTCTGTCTGCAGACAATTATATGCTGCCTGAGTCATACATGGGCATCCTTAACTCATTGCCGGAAGTTGATAGAAAGAGACTACTATTGGGTGATTGGGATTTTGACAGCAGTGATGATAGACTGTACTCTTATGCTGAATTGCTCAGATGTTTTAGAGATAAGTCAGACAGTCTGACTGATTGCTACATAACAGCAGACATTGCCCGGATGGGTAAAGATAGAACTGTGATTTGTGTGTGGAATGGTCTGCATCTTGAAAGGATGGAAATGCACCTCCATAAGAGAGTCAATGAGATAGTGGACATCATCAAGAGGTTGATGGATGAGTACCAGGTGAGGCTAAGCAATGTCATCTGTGATGAGGATGGGATAGGAGGAGGAGCAGTTGACTATCTCCGCTGTCCAGGTTTTGTCAATGGCTCAAAAGCTTTCCGACCTAACTACAAAAATCTGAAAGCTGACTGCTACTTTAAGCTAGGGGATATGATAGACAAGAATG